TTACAGGAAAATAACTGCAAGGGGGTGAGAAGAATGTTTGCTAAATACATTAAAAGTAGGAACTACAAAAAAGGTAAACACGATGTTGTTATACGCTTGAATAATTTCAGTAGTGACAATCAAAAAGAAGATGTGATATGGGAAATAAAACAATTGATGAACCGTATAAACCATACATCCGAAAGTAAGATAAACTACAAAATAAAAATCGGCTGAACATAAAGCTCAACCGATTTGATGTTATCAGTTATTCGACACTGTAAAGAGAATCATATGAGACATCAATAGGGTTGGTGTCATTACAAGCCTCTATAAATAAAGAAGTTGGTACATCATATTTAGGGTCTTGTTCCAAAATTGACAAAGTTGCATAAATCATGCCGTCATCTTTCATCAACTTTACTTGTTCATATAATTCTGAAACCTTAACTTTAATCGCAGACATATTCTCACCTCCTCTCTGATTATAAATAATATCACGAGTTGAGATGAAATACAAGTTAAGCAAACAGCGTAAAGAACCGATACTACATTACAGGGAAATAACTGCAAGGGGGTGAGAGGAATGATGAGTGATGATGACAGAGCAAAGGCTGTAAAGTGCCTTGATAAACCAAAGACCGAGATCACAAGGGAGGTGAGAAGAATGATTAGTGATGATGACAGAGCAAAGGTTGTAAAGTGCCTTGTAGATTTCATTGATAAGGTTACAAAAAAAGAACGACCTTCAAAGGCAGAAGTGGAAGTTCTGCCCGAGGTCGTAAGAGCTTTAAGAGAATTTATTACCGTTCAGAATTCTTAACATCCAAATAAGAATTACCGAGGGTGTCGGCAATACCGTTGAATAGTGCAGAATAGAATTCAGCTACCTGCTTTCCGCCCTTTTCGTCAATTGAAATGCTTAAGTTTGGAGCAATAGCCACTAAAACATCTTTGGCGACTTTATTTGCCAATTCATCAATTGAATAATTACGCATAATAAACTCACCTCCTCTCTGATTATAAATA